TGGAGACTCGACGGATTGGGGTGAGCTATTGGACGAGTCCGATGTCATCGCGCACGTCCGCCTGAAGGACCCTCAGAAAGCCAAGGCCTATGCCGAGGCCATAGCTGAGTGGCGTACAGGCGGGTGCGAGATGTTTCCGGACGGCGTTTGGCTGGGCTCTGTGTTCGTCAAGGCGGAATACCTGAAGGCAGGCAAAATTCCGCGCTGCATCTTCAACTCCGAGCAGCATGACGTGGTCATGGCTCACTTGGTCATCTTGCTCTTTGAGCGGTGGCTCAAGCGGGCCCGGCCCACGTTCAAGGGGTTGACACAGTCCGAGAAGGCGAAACCCTTCGAGGAAGCTGCAGCTATACTGGGCTCGGACATGCATGTCGTGCTCTTAGACGGGGAGGCTTTTGACGGCAACACGGTTGACCGTGATTTTGGCCGGTTTGCCTCCCTATTGGTGTGGTTGAGCTTGCTCTTGCACCATTCACCGCTTGGCTCGTTCCTTCGTCGGAGCGGCGTCAAGGCCAGGGCAGTCGGAGGGAAGCTGCGCTCTAGAGAGGCGCGCTTGCCCAGTGGCGTATCCTACACCTCTTGTTGCAACGCGGTCACCACCCTGTGGGTGGCGTTCGTGTTGTGTGACAAAGTGTTGGGACTGTCACCGCTGGACTGGATTGTACTACCAGAAGGCGACGACAACGCCATTTGTATCCGCCGCACGGCATGGGCCAGGGTTGCATCCCGCCTTGCCAGTGCAGTGGATAGATGTGGCCGTATGGTGCGGAAGAGGCTGAAGATCGAGGGCGAAGGGCCGTGGATCAATGGCAGCTTACCGCACGTCGGCAGCTTGATGGGATGCTACAACGGTGTAGGCTATGCGTTCCATTCGTGGGCGCGTATGTGCCTCAAAGCTTGTGTCTGCGTCGGTGGTGTTGAGGACATCACTGTGGCCGCAGGGATGATCACTGCCCGGGCTGACGCACTTGTTGATCGGTACGATCGCTGCCCCGTGGGTTGGCGGTTGGCCAATCACGTGCGCAGCCTGGCTGTGGCGTTGGGGGCCAAGGCCCTCCGCAACGCGGATGAGGAGTACGCGTATGGTGTGTATGAGACACACAAACGCTGGGCCAGCCCGCCGGATGATGAGACTCGAGCTGCGTTCGCCGTGGTGGTTCGGGTCCCGGTGTGGAAGCAGGA